TTCATGTTCCGCAACACCTGTGTTTCTTCTAATCCCCAGTTAACAAGTACTTGGTTGTTTGGTAGTTCTCTACTCTTAGGTATCACTGAGGTAACCTTTGCAGGGTTACGTAGTGTAAGCAGTAACGCCTTGTTATCTACTATCTTCATTTGTTTCTCCGATGCCGAATAGCATGAAGTGGGTGTCCACGTCACGCGAAAAAGTTAATGGCCTTGCTTCGTTCACAGATAAGGCTAGGTCTGAACATGGGTTAACATAACAAACCCTGAACTACCTTAATTTTATACCGTTTGAATAAAGCCAAAAGGGGGCTACGGTATTATTTAAAGACGCATCAGGGTAAGCGTCTACACCATCATTTCTTTTTCTTGTAGTTCCTACTACGGTTAGCAGAGCGATTCTCTACCGTTACTCCGTCTTTGTTACTACCACCTTTACTTAATGCTTTCTTATGGCTAACGTCTTTACCCTCACGCTTGTCGGCTTTGCCGTTCTTGTTAGCGTCTTTACCTTCCTTATCCATCTTACGTCTAGCACGTTGCCTTTCCATACGCCTTTCATGTTCTTTACTACCAACAGGGGCGTTCTTTTGTTTCTTGCGATCTGCTTTATTTTTGTACGGCATTAGTTTCTCCCATTGTGCACACACTCTGTCACTATGCAGTGACGTTTACATAGCCCACTCTGGTGTGCGTTCCACACGTTATTCTTGAAGGCTTGCTCCATACGGCTGTAGTCTGCTAACCATTTAGTCCATAGCTTAGACTCATCTTCTCTGCTGTAACTATTTTTTACTAACTCGTTACATACTACAAACACTAGGCCACCCCTGACGTACTCTACTTCGGGCATATGTTTGAACACTGCTAAGGCCATTAACTCTAGCTGACCTTTATCAGCGTACCTAGTATTCTTACTTGTCTTATAGTCTACTACATAAGCTGTTTTGGTGCGTTTGTTTAGTATTATTAAGTCTGCTATACCTCTCCACCACACAGCATCATCAAAGAATCCACAAGGCTCAAGGTTCTCAGTAAGACCCATCTTCATCTCGCATATCTTATCTCCCTCCTTGGTGTTGAGTACATCCAACACATCTTTGCAGTACCCATACTTCTCAGGTAGTGGAGTCCCATCTCTTATATATTCTTCTGCGGCTAAGTGTACAGCAGTCCCATACAACATAGCCTCTGTCTCAGGTTCCTTGTAGTCCTTTGACACCTTTAGGTGATAGAACTTCTTAGGACACTGCTCGAATGATTTGATCTTTGAGAACGACCACGGTGCAATACTCAATGTACTGTACCTTTAGTTATCATGTCGGACATAACTATTAATTCTTCTATTAATGTATGTAGCTCGTCAGGGTTTAACGCTATGCAATCTTTATGCTCGTAAGACCCCTCTACTTCACACTGCTCTATAAGTACTATGGGCTTACCTTTACCGTCTTCGCCTAGCACAACACATAAGTAGTCACCTATAGTCTCAGTGGTAGCCTCTTTCTTGTCACGCTTAAACTTGTTCATGTCTGTTACCTTACCCATTATCCGGCTGCCTCTCCGTAAGATTTACCATTGTCTGACTCACACGTAATAGGTAAGCCCTCTGCCCACGATGGGGTGGTACTCATGCAACCCTCAACAAAGGCGGTCGCTTCTTTCAATTCATTCTCAGGTACACAGCATACTACAGAATCATGTACGGTCAGTGCTACCTTATACTTCTTAGCAATCGCTAACATCTGGTCACCAATTATACACCTAGCTATCGCTTGGCATACGTTCTCCGTAACCTTACCACCGTATATCCTAGTGCGTCCACGCCTAGTCTTGTAGCTAAACTCTGGGCCACGCTCACCTTGCTCATAGCCTAAGTCGTCATAACGCATGACTAGCCCTGAGGGTAATAGTATTCCCATACCCGACTGCGTTTCGACAGAGCGAACGATTCCATTCGGGCCTAGGCTCACAGCAGTACCGCGAGACATCTCAACTAACATGTTCTGACAGTCACGCCATAAGGTGTTAATCTTCCAGTTAGCATCTCGGTATATACTGACTACCCTACGTGCTTCTTCGGCTTCCATAAAGGTACCGAATGATAGTAGTTGTTCAGCAAACCTAATCGCGCCCATGCCATACCCACAACCTAGGATGGTAGTCTTACCTACAAACCGTTGTGCCTTGGTAACTTGTTCTTCGGGTATACCGTATATGACAGCGGCCATTTTTATGTAAACGTCTTCACCGTTGGCGAATGCTGATACCAGATCCTCTTGCCCTGCAAGCCATGCTAGTACACGCGCCTCAATCTGAGAGGAGTCACAGTCAATCATCACGTAGCCTTCGGGGGCAAGCATACTGTTCTTTAACTTCTTACCATTCACACCACGGCTAGGTAAGTTCTGGATGTTAATCTTATCATCACCTCCCCACCTACCTGTATGCGCGGCATAGTACCTAATGGGTACGGGCATAAGCCCACGCTTGGCTATACCTATAAACCTCTCAGTGCGTGACTCTTCTAGCGTACTCTTAGTACCTAGGCGTGACATCACTAACGCTTGTACACGCACATCTTTATGATCGGCTAACGCCTTAAATCCTTCATCAGTCTTAGAGAACGCGTAGGTCTGCTTACCTGTAGTAAGGCTTAACTTCATAGGGGGATTTACACCCAAGTCCCTTAGTATGTCTGCGAACTTGGGGTTACTCATAAGGTCTTTCTTTGTCACACCTGACGCTGTTATAAGGTCTTCCTTTATCTGCTTGGTATCTTCTAGGTGGTGCTCTAGTAGTCCCAAGTCTAACTCCATAACAGGTTCTATAAACATGCGTAGCGTGCAGTCTATTAAACGTAGTTCTCCTTTTGGAAACCCCTTACCCATACGGTTAAACAACTTATAGGTTAACTCCACATCGTTAACGCAGTAGTCACCATACTTGTCCAGTGCTTCGTCTGTAAAATCTAATCGCTTCTTACCTACGGCATCAAGTACTTCTGTGCCTTTCTCTCCAAGGTTATACCGTTGTGCTAACGCGTGTAGGCTTCCTCCAACCTCAACACCGTGTAATGCACGAGCAATACAAAGAGTATCGGTATAGATACGAGGATGAACATCGAAATGCCAATTAAGAATAGCACCATCAAACATAGTGTTGTGAGCAAGTAATATACTATTTGCCCAATCAAAAGTTTGTAAGTACTCCTTGAGTTCTTCATGTGTACCACTAGCCCACTCCGTACTTCCATTGTTAACCTTTACGCTTACACCGATCACCTCAAAGCGAGGGTCACGGATGTAGGCTTCTGTTGTAATCTTGCGCAGTGAATAGTCTTTGTCATAATACGTTTCAAAGTCTACGGTTATTAAATCCATTTACTGTCTTCTCCTCTTTACCTAAAGACACTAGTTTTCTATGCGATAGGGGGGGTTGCCAACAGTATTCATCTTTGTCGCCCCTAAAAGACAGCATGTATAGGCTCTCTAAGATGTTTAGTTCAGACTTGTCACAGATTAGGTATGCGAAAGAATCAAAAGCCTTAGTCCTTCGGTGCTCCTCTACCCTCCGTAATATGTTTATAGATTGCCCTACGTATACTACTGAGTTACCCCGCACTAGAAAATAAACACCTATCTTATGCTCTGGTTTTCTAGCCCCCAGTACCACTTCTTGCTCTAGTAAAAGACGTTTACCTGTTAACCTATCACTAGCGTCATGCAACTCTAACTTGTGCGTAGCTCTGTGTTGTTTAATTATTTCTTGGGACACTGCGTGACGGTCGTAGTAAAATGGGTCTTGAAGTTTTTTCATTCTATCCTCAAGAAACTCTATTGCCGTAGCCCCAGACGGCAGACCAGCACAAGCAAGGTCGGCCAGTGCTAGTTGTCTACGCTTGATATTGTCTATAGTCTTTTTACTGTGTGCCATACATTACCCCTCCACACTTGCTATTAACTTGTTTAAGTACCACTGCGCTTTCTTTAAGTCCTCTAACGACTTATCCTTACGCTCGTATCTCCAAAGGTATTTCAGTGCCGCACCTTTGCAGTAACCCTTGAATGCTTCTGCACTCATGGATGCTTCTATACCGTCAATGCATTCGATGCTACCTGACGTGTAGTGGTTTGGTGAGTTCACCATATCTTCTTGCTCTATAACTATACTCTGTATGTCTTTAGCCATTTTCACGTACTCATGTCTTTCGTCGTCTTTAGGTAATCCTTG